ATTGCCTGCTCCAACTGATACCGCACCTGACGGTGCAGCTACGTCGTTGTCACTTCTACGTAAAATAGACATTTCTTTGTACACAACGCTGCCTGTGCCTGCTAAAGGCATTAATACCTCTTCACCTCTTTGTGTAAAAGGCAATGCTGATGTAAAGTAGTCTTTCTCCCAATTTCTCGCATTGAGATTAAAATACGGTGCAAAATTCGCATATGCACCCATATTACCGGAAGCAACGGGAAACCCGTCGAAATCGTCATTGAAATTCCGATTAATATAATAATCGTGAAATATCTTGGTATAGGCGATATATGGCATAGCATCGATATTACATGCTGCCATAGAAGCGGGATCGGTATATCCGGGTATAAGAGTAAAATCCGGGACTCCCAAATAATCGGATAAAGTACCTTTCTTGAATGACTCAACAGAAAAATCCAGTGCGGTTTTTACGTTGAAATAAGGAGGAATAGGAGCATTAACGGGATCAATACCAACACCTAATCTACCTCCTGTTATAAATTCTTCCCAATCTTCCCATAATAAACGGTTTGGTACGAAGAAATAGTGAACATAGAGAGAAAACCTATCATAAATAGGTGATAAAATAGGAGCAAGGCGAAGTAATGCCTCGCTTGAACCTCTAAAGGTATCACCCGGAATACACTCTAATGTGAGTATTGGGGTTAAAATCCCGGGTTTCATTGTCAGCCTTTTCTGATGGCTGAGGTCGAACTGTGACCGTTCAGGTTTGCGCAACTGAACGGTAGTAAATCCTGCATATTTTGACATAATTAAAACGTTAAAATTTCTTTTGTTTTAGACTTAATTTTTTTTGCGAGACGATCTTTCTGTTCCTCACGATAAGCTAGAGGGTCTCGCATAACTGCTCTGCTTGGGTGACGTATCCAATCTACCATAGCCTTAAAGGTTTGCTTTTGAGCAGTATTCGCAATTCGAATGTGATCGATCTTGCTAAATATTTTTCCTTTGTAGAAACGTGGCAAATGTTTTCGCTGTCCATCCTGAATAACATAATTCTTTCGGCCTGACTTGTGCCAAGCAATCATAGACGGGGTGAGGTAATTTGAGCCGAGACCTGGTCTACGACTCATAAGGGTAAATGGTTTTTCTTTCCTAAACGCTGTCGTTGTTGATTTGTTTGTTAAATAGCCAAGCGTGTACATGATCGATTGATCATTGACCTGTCCAATATGGACTAATCCTTGTGTCCATGTCTTTCTGATACTTTCGGCAGGCACGCTGCCGAATAAGATAACATGATAATGGGGACGTCCAGTTTTAGAACCATACTCGCCAACTGCGTAGTAGCGTATTTTGTGAAATTTACGCAATCGTTTGAACCAATCTTGTAGATCTTTCTTGACTAACTGGGATTTACCAGCCCTAAAAGTTAGTTCATGATTTGCATAGGTAAGCGTAACAAATTGAGCCTGATCGTGTAACTTTTTTTCGTTACGTAATCGAAATGCCCAATCTGATCTCCGTGTCGCTCCACAGAATACGCACTGGCCACAGGGAACTACAATATCGTTCTTACTAATGTACTTGGGATTGCGGCATTCCATAAACAATAAGTAATGTAATCATGTGGTTTCGCTTCGCTCGTTTTGACGAATAAGACATTCTCATAGATTCGAGATAATGATAAATAATCTTGAATTTATTCATAACTAGAGCTGTACGCCGCCTCTACTCATTTTATGAGTACGGAGAGACTTTGAAGAACCTCTACGTTTCTTGCGACGGGCTTTTCCAGATTTACGTGAGAACTTTTTTTTGTAAGATTTCATATTAAAGAAATTTAAGTAAGACTTGTTGAATAAACTGCATTACCATACCGGATGACCATTCGCCATCCTTCATGAACTTTTGTTGAAGTTCGATTAAATCGTTTTTAAATTTTGAAGATTTCACAAGCTCAGCTTTTTGTTGGTTGTCAAGTATACTGAGATCATACTTCTGGTCTAAGATTTTCATTTCGGTAAACACCATTTGAGCTTTGTTACCGTATGTGATTTCCTTAAAGTTTTTGTCCATTCCTGACATGTCAGCTTCATTACCTTTGATGGTGGCTGTAGAAACCAATCCATCTATTATTGCTTTGAATCCTGCATCATCTAATAAAGGATTTTTCTTTATGACCTCTCCTTGAAGCTTGTTCAACGCCGCCTGAGTAGTTCGTTGCACAGTTGAGGCGTCAGTAGCCTGTACCTGTGAATTGACTAATCGGGTTTGATTATAAGCCTCAAGTGTATCAGGCGTTACTTGCTGAAAACTCTTAATGGCGGGAGGTTGCTCATTACGAGTAGCAGTTTGTGTCTGATTTCCGGCAGATGCCGTACCATTACCATAAATGAGGTTAGTATTAAGGTTTGCCTGCTTATACCGCTTCATTTGTTCTTCTGGAGAATTGTAAAGGTTCTGCTCTTCAATAAGTTTCCTGTTGGCTTCAAGATTCCTATCAGCGGCTCTTTTGTTCTCCTTTTTTTGCTGATCGTTAGCAATAAGTGTTGTTACTATACCAGCGACAGCTGCGATTCCTGCTGCTATCCAACTCATTCACGTGGCTTAGTAAATGGACGAATAGTTTGCTGAAATTCCTCTTGCTCTTTGTGACGTGCATTGTCAATCCTGCCCTGAACGAAGTCAGCCAGATAGTTGATCATGTCCTGGTCGGTATAGATCATATTAAGGAAATGAATAAACTTGTTTAAATCGTTTTTGATCCATGTACGAATGTTTTCATTGTTTACGTCTTCAACTCCTTGAGTCTCAGACGTTTGTTTATTGTTTTTTTCCATGACACAAATATAGTAATAATTTGGTGTCAGTTAGCATAGTATATCAAGTATTACTATGCTGGTCGAGGCTCGGTGCGTGCCTCTCATTTTATAGCTGTTATCGGGATTGGGGACCCTGCCCATATAAATCTACCTGTCACGACCACCTGCATCTTTCGTTCTATCGTCCTTCGTCACTGCGTTAGTGTGTCCTCTGTTTTTTTTTGATTCCGGGGTCGGGTGGTGGGATTTATAAGGGTTTTCCCTCAATCCCTCTTTGTGTTTAGTTAGTGATTTCTTTATTAGAGCCTCTCTGAGGCATTATTATTTTTAATGTACGATCATAAGGGAGGTATAGAGATCGTTCGTTATAAGTCATTTATGAAGGCCAATTTTATTTGGCAACGGTAGGCTAGTTGCCAAATTATATTCTGTACAACGGTGTGTATAGTGTAAATAAAAAAGCCCCAACGTATACGCTGGGGCTTTCGTGTAACCTACGTTGTAACGGTAAGATTAGGCAGAGGTGGCTGTTGAGGCTGTGCCGCTTTTTCAGCGGCTTCTTTGGCCGCTTTTTGTTCGAATCGTTTTTCAAGACGATTCAATTTTTGTTTTAAGTCTGCCGCCATTTCATGGCGTTCGGTCATGTCGAGTCTTTCCATTTTCTCAATATCGCCGAGATCCTCGGAATAGAATCCTTCCCTTTGTATCGGTAGAGATTCCTTGCGAATAAATCGTTTAATAATATCGCGAAGCGTTAAGCTCTGGGACGGAATAGTGATGATTTCTACTCCTTTAAATGATGTGCCTTTTTCCTTCCTAGAAGGATAGAGGCGTAATTGTCTAGTTTCCAAATCCTAGTGTATTTGGTGAAGCGAAGTAAGGTAGACAGCGGTTAACGGTAATTTCATTACTGATGTATAACCAGAACTTGTCACTGTCGTCCTGAACTGCGAATATCCTATTCGTATTCGCATCGTAATAGTTAAAGTTGTTACCTAATTCTGGATTGTCCGCAAATACGCGAGTCAATGTCCAGAATAATAAGGTATCACGGAAGTCTCCGTGGTTAGTGCTCTGCATTTGTTTCCAATCGGCATACCGTGACTGATAACCAAATAATGGTCTTTGTCCTGTTTCGTCTTCTGCAAAGTTTGCAGCATTGGCGTATAGCTCAAGTTTGTCAACTTGTTGCTCGCCAAGTTTGGCGAATGTTGGCCAAGGATAATCCAAGAAGGTTTGCCGGCGGAACATACGTGGTAGACCTTGCTGATAAGAAGGAGGTGACATGATTGATG